GGGTAGAACCGCACTCGCGCCGAGCAACCATAATCCTTTCTATTATTGTGTATTGTAATTCAATTCAAACATTATAGTTTAATTTAACTTTATTTATTCTTTTACTTATTATCTTTATATAATTAATTATAACTCTTTTACTTATTGATTGAATTGATAGTTTTACAAACTTTGAATCTTTCTTTGAACAAAAGAAAAGATGCATCTTGACGATGCATCTTTATATCTTTACTATATTCTTTGCGGTTGATTTTCCACATGGTGCTTTTTTGGCGCGGGTAAAGAAGAATTGGCTAAACTACACAACTTGCCTTTTTACGGGGGGTATATTTAAGGATTTCTGGGGTAAGAAAATGAAAATTGGTTTCGTCTCCCCAACTCCCGCACCAAAAATTTTTTATTTTTCAAATAACGGTTTCTAATAAAACCGAAATTCCCCATTTAATGGATATATCTCCCTATCTAATTCAACTAACTTCTCTTCCCCAGTCATTAAATTAATAGCAACATATCCGTATCCTATTGCTTTTGGCAACATATAGGTTTTAAACCAGAATCCACTTTTCCCTTCTTCATCAAAAGTAAAAGTTTCTGCAATAGCCAAATCTATATAAGGTATTTTCTTTGCTTCTATACTTACTATTCTCATAATTCTCCTCCAGGGTAATGCGAAGTATTACCCTTCACCACTCAATGCTCGTCCAGGATTCATTATATTGACTTCCAAGAGTAACAGTATAACCTAGTTCTTCTAACTTTTCCTTTATCTCTGTATCTATACCCCATGTACAATAGGCAATATGATGACCATTTTCAATCTCTCTTTCTATCTCTTTTTCAATTTTTTCCATCTCCGCTTGTCTCTTAAGCGCTATCCATTTATCAGTTCTTTCTCTAGCTTCTTTCGCGGTAGGTATCATTATCTTTTCCTTTCTCTCTTCCCACCATTTTGCGGGAAGTGGACCTTTAATCTTTGTATTCACTTTTCCTCCAAAAAATATCTGGCATGCGCTACGCGTAAGTCAAGACGATCGCTTTCATAGTTTAACATACTCCATTTTCACCCCACAATTAGGACAAAACTTTCTTTCTCCAATATCTGCGGAGGGCCCCTTTGCGCCCAACGTAGCTAGGTTCCGGCATCCGCTGCACATATATTTCGTTTTATTATATTTAGTTATCTTTATCCAATGCGGGCCATCCTCCGCCAAATAAGTCACTTCGCTCATAAGCCTTAAAACCCCTTTCACATTCATTCTCATTCACAATGTAGTATGCGCCCTCCCATTCAACTATCTTATAAAATCCCATATCTTTAACAACAACAGGTTGATTAGCATACGCCGCATAATAAACTAACATAAACATTATTATAAAAACTATACCTATAACTATTAAGCTCTATAAAAAAGATAAATTTTTTTCTTCTTTCATACTTATACCTCTTTTCTTTTGTTCTTAATAATATTATAACAAATTTTTTTAAAAATGTCAAATTTTTCTGGTCAAGACTTGACAAATTAGAAAAATTTTGGTATAATATATATAGAAGGTAGAAAAAACCTTATATAAAATAACCAAAAGGAGATTAAACAATGTTTTTAACACAAGATGATATGGATGTTCTCCAAGAGGTTCAAGATGAAAATGCGGAAATGGGTATAAAAGAGACAGAAGAAGAAGAAGATAATACCCCCGAATATTTAAAAATGGATTTTTCTCTTGAGCTTCCGGAAGAACGAGTAAAAAAAGTTGAAGAAATCATTGCCAATACTCCTTCTGAGCGATTAACTCCAAAATATTTAGAAAAATTAAGTGATTATATAGTATATGCTATGGATAAACAAGAGCGTAAACAAAAGAAGATATTAACAGATAATAGAATGATTACAGTGAATAAAAGGGAGACATCTTTTGAAGGATTAGTTGGTAAATTAGAAAATGGGGAAGATGGATTATATAATATCATAACAAATGATAAGAATGTAATCTTTACTCCAAAAGTTACTATAACAGAAGATGATATTAAAAATATTCCTGGACTTAAAGAATTGCGGGAAGAAATAGCAAAAGTAGAAGAAGAATGTAAACATGCACGCGGGAAGCGTGCCTTCATTCTTAAAAAACAATTAATTTCTATGCGGCAAGATCAATATGTATTAAAAGATGTATATAAAAAACCAGTATATGTTATGAATATTACAAAAAGCTTATCCACATTAGATCTATCAGAAGAAGTTGGTTTAGATGAAGATGGAGAAGTTACAAGTACTGGACTAATTAGTCTTTATAATCCTAAACATATTTCTGCTCTCTTGTGCAATTATTCGCAAATAAAAGAGTCATGTTGGGATAAATTTAATAGCGATATAAAATGGTTAATGGAAGACCTTGATATTTTAATTGATAATGCGTTAAAAGAAAAATATCCACTTTATTATGATATTATTACATATAAAATAGATGGAATGTCAAATATAGATATTCAAGAAAAATTAAATGACGATTATGGTATTAAGCATAGCGTAGAATATATATCTTCTTTATGGAGAAACAAAATTCCTAAAATGATTGCGGATTATGCGGCAAATGAATAGCTTATATTTCATTTTACAAATGAGGAATATGGGAAATGGAAAAAATGTTCGCGGTGCAATTCTATAAAACTTGCACATAATCATTTTTTTTCTAAAAATAGCACAAGTAAAGATGGGTTTTATAGTATATGTAAAGAATGTAGAAATAAGAAAAAAGGTTAAAAACATGGGCGAAATCTATAAAATTATAACGGATTTTAATAATAAAATATATATAGGAAAAGCAAAAAATGGTGCTAAATCTAGATAGAAAGAACATATAAAAAGAGATATTAATAATGGACAATACATTCATAATTCTATGTTACAGCATGGTATTGAACATTATAAATATGAAATTATTGAATCTAATATTAATGATGAAGATTTAAATGATAGAGAAAAATATTAGATAAAATTTTATAATTGCAAAGTTCCTAATGGATATAATGAGACAGATGGCGGAGACGGGGGTGGAGATGCTAAAGAAGCTATTCAATAGTGTAAAAACCATCCAGAAGAAGCAAAAAAGAATAGAGATAATGCAAGATTAAAAGCTTAGGAATAGCAAAAAGAGAATCCAGAATTATTTAAACAAATAATTAAAAAGAATCAAGTAAAAGCTGCTGAAGCAAGAAGAAAAGCGGTTTTATGTATTGAAACAAACTCTATTTATGAAAGTGCTTCTGCTGCAGCCCGACAATTAAATTTATCTTCAAGTTCTCATATATCAGCAGTTTGTAGAGGAGAAAGACAGACTGCTGGTGGTTATCATTAGGTCTATATTGAGAAGGAGTGATGTATAATGGCACAGCGTTTTTGTAATAAATGTCAAAAAACTATGTCTGATGTGAATTTTTATACATATAAAAATGGAGAAAAATGTGACCTTTGCAAAAACTGTTTGACGATGCATATTAATAATTACCAAGAAGATACTTTTATATAGCTCTTTGAAAAATTTGATGTTCCTTATAGTAAAGTAGAATAGAAAGTAGCTAGAGAAAAAGAATTTGAAAAAAATTATAATAAGGTATTGTCAACAGGAAAAGTAGATAAAACCAAGGCGCGGGAAGCCGCCTACAATATGACTAAAGGCAGTAGTGTTCCTTTTGGCCGATATCTTTCTAAAATGAAATTAAAACAATAGAAAGATGAATCTTGGGCGGATACAGAAAAAATACAAGCAAAAGAAGAAAAGAAAATACAGCAATTAGGGAAACCGCCAGAAGAAATGGCTCAAATTTTGGAGGAAATGAAACAAAAATTTCAAAATGGAGAAATTTCTGAGGCGGAATATATGACCTACGCTGATTACTCTTTCGACCAAGCCCCGCCAACAGTAGAAGAACAATTTCTTCAAGATGAAAAGGATGGTAAAGTGTCAACTTCTTCTTCTTTTGTTGATATTTATCCAGAAAATGACCACCCATTTGAGGAAGTTGAATTAGTAGATGTTGGTGCGGAATTAACTCAAGATGATAAAGTATATCTTGCTATGAAATAGGGTATACTTCATAAGGCGGATGAATAGGTCAAACTAGAAAAAATGTATGAAGATTTTATGGCTTCTTTTGATATTCAAGGAGCCGCTAGAAAAGATACTTTAATAAAAATTTGTAAAACAAGTTTAGCTATGGATCAAGCTATTGATTGCGGAGATGTGGATTCTTATCAAAAATTATCTAGGGTTTATGATGCTTTAATGAAAGCTGGAAAATTTACAGAAGCTCAAAGAAAAGAAGAAAAATCTGGAGAATTTGATTCTGTAGGTCAAATAGTATATTTTGCGGAAAAGGAAGGCGGAAAGATACCTAGACATGTAATTGATACTCCATTAGATGTAGTTGACGAGGCAATAGATAATTTAAAGAAGTACACTCATGATTTGATTGTCAATGATCCTTCACTTTCTCAAATGCTTGAAATGTTTATTAAGAGAAGAGAGAATGCTCAACAGCATAAGAAGGACTTGGAAGAAGCTAAAGCAAAGGGATTAGAAAATATAGAGATAGATAATAAAGATTATGCGGAATTGAATGACTTTTTAGAAGAAGAAAAAATGTTAGATGACACTATAAAATTAGCAATACCAAAAGGGGAGGAAGATGACGAATGAGTTTACAGAACTTATTAGACTTGTCTTCTTCTCACGATGGGATGATAAAGGAAGAAGTTTCAAGTCAAAGGCTTTTAAATAATCTAGGTGCTCTCAGGGATATGATCGCTTTCTACCGAGAGTACCCAGATTTATTTGTTGATGACATAAAAGGTCCAGATTGTACTTTTAAGTTTCGTTTTACCCAAAGGATTTTCTTACGAAGTATTATGCGACATAAATATGTTTATTGTGTATTTACTCGTGGTTTCAGTAAATCTTTTTTGGCTATTATGGGACTTATGCTAAAAGCTGTACTATTTCCTGGAAGTAAAGTATTCGTTACAACAGGTGGAAAGGAGCAAGCGGCTTTAATTACAATTTCTAAGGTTGAAGAAATTTGTAGATTAATCCCAGCTCTACAGAATGAAATTAATTAGGATCGTGGTGTTTCAAAGAAATCAAAAGATAATGTAAAGTATATTTTTAAAAATGGCTCTGAACTTGATATTCTGGCGGCAAGAGAATCTAGCCGTGGTCAGCGTCGTAATGGTGGAGTTATAGAAGAGGTTATTCTAGTAGATGAAACAGCTCTTAATGAAATTGTATTACCAACTACTAACGTTGATAGAAATTTACCGGATGGAACAACGGATCCGAATGAAGTGGTGAATCAATCACAAACATATATCACTTCCGCTGGCTGGAAGAATTCCTTCGCTAGACTTAAAAGGTTTGTAGGCGAAGTAAAACCGTGTGAACCTCAAAATGAGGGTGTGGTCATTAGACTGCTAATAGTGAAAGCACAAAAAAGTGTAACGCTATGCCAAGCTGCTTAACGGCAGAAGGTTCAGAGACTATCGAAAGCACATAAAAAAATTTTTATGGAAGTGAGTAGAGTAGATTCAAGGTGAAAGTCCTTGTTTCGAAGCGCACGGAATCTAAAATTTTTATATATTTTGGACTTTTTCAATTAACTTAATAAAGCAAAATTTCAATTATATATAGAAGCAAAAATATAATTGAAAAGGAGATTAAGTTATGTGGAAAAGTATTAATGAAGCTTCAAATTATGAAATTTCTGATAAAGGAGAGGTTAGAAATAAAATAACGAAATATATTTTAAAAGGAAGGTTAAATAAAAGTGGATATTTACAAGTATCTATAAAGATAGATAGAGACAATGCCTTTCATAATAGATATATTCATAGGTTAGTAGCAGAATATTTTTTACCTCAAACAGAAGAAAATTTAATTGTTAATCATAAAGATGGTAATAAGCAAAACAATGAAGTTGAAAATTTAGAATAGGTAACTCAATCTGAAAATATTCAACATGCGCATGACCATCATTTAATTAAAAAAACATCTAATCGACAAGTAGGAATGTTTGATAAAGATGGACAATTAATTCAAGAATTTAATTCAATAGTTGAAGCTTATAAAACATTAAATAAACCATCGAGAGTTAATATAGATAATGCAATTCAAGGAAAACAAAAAACTGCTTATGGTTATATATAGAAATATTTAGATTAAGAAATAGTCCAATTATTAAATTAATAATTATACAATAAACTTATTGAGATATTATTAAACTCTATATTATTCCCTAATCAGTATATGGCACTAGGCGGAGACTATAAGCTCGCTATCCTAGAAGGTGCGGTTAAGGAAGATATGGTTGAAGAAATGCAAGTTAATGGAACTTATAACGAAGCTTCATTTGACCGTGAATATGGTTCTGTATGGAGCGGAGATGCAGAAAACGCTTATTTCTCAAATGATGTATTTGAAAAGTATAGAATATTACTTCAACCAGAATATGAGTATAGCGGAAGGTCAAGTAAAAATGCTTACTATGTAGTTGCGGTGGACGTAGGTCGTAAAGGTTGTAACTCAGAGGCTGTTATCATTAAGGTAACGCCGCAACCGCAAGGTGATTCACTTAAGTCTGTTGTTAATATAGAGTCACTTACTGCAGAGCACTTTGAAGCACAGGCAATTCATATAAAGAAACTCTATTACAAATATAAAGCTCGTACTGTTGTTATAGATGCGAATGGTCTTGGTATTGGTTTAGTCGACTTTATGGTAAAAGCGCAAATTGATCCGGAAACCAATGATACTTTACCACCTTTTGGTGTTGAAGGCGGAACTTATGATGAAGCCACTCAAGACTATAAGAAATATAAAACAGAAGATACTGAAAAAGATGCTATGTATTTAGTTAAAGCAAATGCGCCTATTAATACAGATGCGCATGCGTATGTGCAAACTCAAATGAGTAGCGGAAGAATTAAATTCTTAATTGACGAACAAACAGCTAAAACGAAGCTAATGGGAACTAAGATTGGACAGAATATGACTCCAACAGAAAGAAATGAATATTTAATGCCTTTCCAACAAACTTCAATTCTTAAAGATCAAATGCTCAATTTAGTTGAAGATAATGAAGGTGTTAATGTTATTCTTAAACAGAATAATAAAACAATACCTAAGGATAAATTCTCCGCATTTGAGTATGGAATGTATTATATAAAACTGGAAGAAGAGAGGCGGAAGAAGCGGAAGAGCTACAATATTTCTGACCTTTTATTTTTCAGTTAAAACTTTGGACAAACGTAGTAAAGAAAATATATGCAAAAGTCATATATTTATAGAAGTTAAGTTATTCTCATAAGGAGGAAATTATGAGGGCGAGTCGTGGTGAGATAAAGATAGAAGATATTTTAAAAATGGCTGGTTTACCTTTTGAAGAAGAATATATATTCCCTGATTTAGTGAGTTCTAGTGGACGCCCTTTACGCTTCGATTTTTGTGTTTTTGATGATAATGGAGATATAGATTTCTTAATTGAATATCAAGGTATCCAACATTATGAGCCAAAATCAAAATTCGGCGGAGCTAGAGGTCTCTTCCGCCAAAAATACAATGATGAGCAAAAGCGCATTTATTGTAAAGAACATGGTTATAAATTAGTTATTATTCCCTATTAGGAAGAAAATGCATTAGATTATGATTACATAATGCATGCTGCGGGATATTGAATTTAAGTAAATTTGACAAATAACTAATTTTATGATATAATATATATAGGAGTTTGAAAAGGAGGTGTCTCTTTGCGTAATAGAATTGAAGAAATCCATAATAAAGGATTTAATCTTGTTAACTCAAGAGATACCAATTATTCTCCTTCCAATGGTTATCAAGGACTTCCTAATACAGATTTTAATAAAATTAAAATAGGTGCAAAAGTCCTTGATGATGCCATAATTAAATTAGGTAACTACAAGAATATAAATCCTAGATTAGCGGATAAAGCTACTGTACTTAAAGCTATTGCCACTTATGATTTAAAAACTATGAGAGAAATTAGTGATTTCTTTTATAAAACAAGTGGTATATATGCGCGTATTATTAGATATATGGCTTTTATGTATCGCTATGATTAGATGATTACACCTTATACTAAAGATGAAAGTATTAAAAAAGAAAAATTACTTAAAGGATTTCAACAGAGTTTAGAAACTTTAGATAATTTTCAAGTAAAGAAAGTTTTAGGAGAAATTGCTAAAGATGTTCTTTTACAAGGTGCTTATTATGGGTATAAGGTTGAAACTAAAAAAGGAATTGTATTACAACAGTTACCAGTGAATTACTGTAGAAGTAGATTTAATTAGGGTAATAAACCAGCGGTTGAGTTTAATATGAAATTCTTTGACGAGCAGTTTAGAGATACCGCTTTAAAAATGAAAGTCTTAAAAATGTTTCCTGATGAATTTTCTAAAGGTTATATTTTATATAAGAAAGGTAAGCTGCCTCCAGAATTTCAAGGAGATACAAATGGTTGGTATTTATTAGATCCTAAAATGACAGTTAAGTTTACTGCCAATGGAGAAGATTATCCTGCTTTTATTTCAGTTATTCCTTTAATATTGGATCTTGATGAAGCTCAAGATTTAGACAGAAAGAAGACTTTGCAAAGATTATGTAAGATTTTAATACAGAAAATGCCCTTGGATAAAAATGGTGAATTAATATTTGATGTTGATGAAGCGCAACAATTACACAACAATGCAGTCCAAATGCTTACAAGAGCAATAGGAGTTGATGTTTTAACTACTTTTGCGGATGTTAATGTAGAAAGCTTACTTGATAATCAAGCTACTACTCAAGCAGATGATTTGATTAGAGTAGAAAGACAGTTATATAATGAAGCGGGTATTTCTCAGATGCAATTTAATACAGATGGAAATATCGCATTAGAGAAGTCAATTCTTAATGATGAAGCTACTTTATATAATATGTTACTTCAATTTGAAAACTTTTTAAATGAATTAATTGAAAAATATGATAACGGAAAAGTTCATTATAGAGTACAGTTATTAACTACTACAATATATAATTATAAAGAACTTTCTAAGTTATATAAAGAACAAATGCAAGTTGGTTTCTCTAAGATGCTTGCTCAAATAGCACTTGGACAAAGCCAGAGTAGTATTCTTGCAAATGCTTACTTTGAAAATGATGTACTTGATCTTGTTAATGTATTCATACCTCCTCTTATGAGTTCTACTATGAATGAGAACATTCTTAATAGAGTTAAAGGGGTAGGCGGAAGTGCTGGTGGAGTTGATCCCAAGACTGGAGAAACGAAAGAAGGCGCCGGCCGCAAGGAATTAGCAAATGATCAAAAATCAGAAAAAACTATAAAGAATATAGAAAGTAAAGGATAATGGAGGATTAAGAAATGAGTTTTATGAATAGACGTAGTGTAGCTACAATAGATTCTCCAGAGTTTATAAATATCACTTCTATTAATCCTCTTGTTTCTAAATGTGAAATTAAGGTTATGTACGTCGGTGAAAACCGCAATAGAAGTCTTATTTCAAAAGAAGTAGCTACAGAAATGGCACAAACCCTTCCTGGTTGTCCTATTGTTGGTTACTATATTGAATCTAAAGAAGATTTTGGTGACCACGGAGATCAGATGATTATAGATGCGGAGGGCGTTAAATTCAAGAAACTTACAAAACCTTATGGTTTTGTAGCACCAAACAGTCGTGTTTGGTTTCAAAAGTTCAATGACACTGATGAATTTGGTAACTCTGTTGTTAGAGAGTATTTAATGACTGAAGGTTACTTGTGGACTGGTCAATATGAAGAATGTCAAAGAGTTATTGATGAAGGAAATCCTCAATCAATGGAACTTGATGATAAAACTTTAAAAGGACATTGGTCAACTGATAGTAATCGTGGTGTTGAGTTTTTTATAATAAATGATGGGATGTTTTCTAAGTTATGTATTTTAGGAGAGGAAGTAGAGCCTTGTTTTGAAGGAGCTTCTGTTACCGCTCCGGAAGTAAGTTCTAAATTTTCAAAGGATGATAACTTTGTTAAGACTTTGTTCAGTATGGTTCAAGAATTAAAAGAGCTTACTTATCAATTACAAGATAAAGGAGGAAATCCAATGGATGGTGAAGTAGTAAAGACTGAGTTTACTGAAGAAGCTACTCCTGAAGCTAAAGTTGAAGAACAAGTTGCAACAGAGCAACCTGCTGAAAATTTTTCTGCTGAAGAGGGTAAAAGTGATTCAGAGATAACCGAGAAAACTGATAATATTACAGAAGAGTTCGTAAAGAAAGAAGAAAAAGAAGACGAAGATAAGAAAGAAGAAGATAAAGAAGATAAGGCGGATGAAGAAGATACTAATAAAGATGATGATAGCAAAGAAGATGATGAAGATAAGAAAAAGAAATTCGCTTTAATTGAAAGTGAACTTGAAGAACTCAAAACACAGTACGCATCTTTAAAGGCTGAGAATGAAGCTTTAGTAGCTTTCAAGAACGCTGTTGAAGATGAAAAGAAAACAGATCTTATTAACTCTTTCTATATGCTTTCTGATGAAGATAAGAAAGAAGTTATTGAGAATAAAGCTAACTATAGCTTGGATGACATTGAAGCTAAGCTTTCTGTTATTTGCGTTAGAAAGAAAGTAAACTTCAATATGGATAGTGATAGCGAAAAAGAAGAACAGCCCGCTGTTACTTTTAATTTACATGCTATGGAAGAAGTTGAATCTCTTCCCGCTTGGTTAAAGGCTGTAGAAGAAAGAAACGCAAATAATTAAGGAGGATAAAAAAAGATGGCTAATTTTACAAGAGATGGCTATGGACAAGTAGAGCCTAATCAGCTTTCTGCCCAAAAGACCGGACAAATTTTTGCTAGTCTTAGACTTGACGAAGAAGTAAACGTCCTTCAGAACGGTGAATTTATGTACTATGATTATGCTAATGGTACTGTTAATGCTGGTAAGGCAGCTGGTACAGGAACAGTTGCTACTATGGGCGAGCCTTATTTAGTATTTAATGAGATTAAGTTATATGAGCCATTCTGGAGAACTTCATATAAGGATTTCGCGATGATTCGTGTAAATAATGTAAATCCTACCACTGGAGCTGTAATTCCTGGTGAGAATTATGTTACTTCTGCTCTTGCTACTGCTGGTTATGGAGATGGCGCTACTACAGCACCTATTCTTCCAAATCCTCAGCATACAGAGTATCCTTATAGAATGACTGGTTTTGCACCTCGTCTTTTCAAGACTAATATTGGTGATATTTTCACTACTAATATGGTTAAGACTGGTGTTGAGTACGCTGTAGGTGATTGTTTAACACCTGTAAAGAATACAACAACAAATACTCTTCAACTTGAGAAAGCTACTGCAGATCCTACAACAGGTGCTTATGCAGGAATGATTTGGAGAGTTGTTCAGGTTTATACAATGCCTGACGGACAACCTGGATTAAAACTCCAGAGAGTACAGTGAGAAGGAGGATAAAGAAATGGCTTTAGAATTTAAAGATTTATTAACTTTAGCTAAGACTGTTGCAAAAGCTAATTCTTCTGCTCCTGTTGCTTACAGTTTTGGTGATAAGAGTTATACTTATAGTCAGTTACAAGATACCTTAAGAGACGAATTTAAGGAAATCGCTGGCACATATTCACTTTATAGACAAAATAAGAATACAGTATTTGCTCTTATGGAGCAGACTTTTGATGATGTACTTCCTCAGAGAGTACTTGATCAATATTCACAGTTCGCTGATATTAAGACTTTCGCACAGGGCGATAAGCCAATCTTCACTCAGAGGATTACTACAGCTTCTCGTAGACGTGCAAAGCAGTTCATTGGTAAGGTTGGTCTTGCTGGTCTCTATGAAGTATTCAAGCTTGATGGAGCTAGCTACGAAGTAGCAACCAATGCTATCGGTGGTGCTGCTCAGATCGGTTTCGAAGAGTGGCTCGATGGTCGTGTAGACTTCGCAGACGTTCTTGATATCGTTATGGAAGGTCTTGACGAGTGCATTTACGTTGAAATTGAAAAGCAGTTATTTGGTGCAGCTCAAAACGTACAGGCTAGTAACAAGGCTTCTGAAAATGGCTTCAATGAAGCAGAAATGGATCGTTTAATTAGTATCGCTGATTCTTATGGAAAGTCAGCTATTTATTGTACTTATGAGTTCGCAGCTCAGATGGTACCTGCTCAAGGTTGGGTATCTGATGAAATGAGAAATCAGAAGTGGAGCAATGGATATCTTGCTAACTACAAGGGTCACCAAGTAATCGTTATGGCTCAGTCTTATGAGGATGAAAAGAATGAGATTAAGATAATTGATCCTTCACTTGCATATATCATTCCTACTGGTGCTGAAAAGCCTGTTAAGATTGCTTTCGAAGGACAGACTATAGTTGATGATTATACTAACTATGATCGTTCAAGAGAAATTCAGATTTATAAGAAGGTCGGTGTAAGAGCTATCTTCTCCAACGCTATTTGCGTATATCAGAACACTTCTTTAAATCGTGATTATACATTACCTATTCCTGATACCACAATTGGTAACTAATTAGTAATTTAATATGGGGAAGATAAAATATCTTCCCCATTATTTTTATATAGAGATAAAAGGAGATAATTTTATGAAGGATTCAGAATTAGTAGTAGTTAGAAATAGAAATAATGGAACTACTGGTTATACTATTTATGATACAAATGTAAGAAGACGTTTTGCTCCCGGTGAAACAAAAAAGATTTCGCTTGAAGAATTAAGAGCACTGCAGTATACCCCCGGCGGAGACTATATACTTAAAAATCTTCTTATTATAGAAAACAGGGGGGCTTTAGAAGATTTAAATATGAAAGTTGAGCCAGAATATTTTTATACTGAAGCAAAAATAAAAGAACTTCTTTATAGTAGTGAAATGGACGCTTTTCTTGATTTCTTAGATTTTGCTCCTGCAGGTGCAATTGAAATTGCTAAACAGCTTGCGGTAACAGAGAAGATTCCTGATTCAAGGAAAAGAGAGGCTATTACTAAAAAAACTGGTTTTAATATAGATAATGCAATTAATGTAAATAAGATGCTTGAAGAAGAAGAAAAGAAAGAACCTGAGAAAGATACAAAAGAGAGAAGAGTAAAAACGGAAGATGCTCCATCCGCACCTCAACGCAGAACAGCCGCTCCAGAGGTAAAAGTAGGAGAGCCTAAAAAATATAATGTAGTTACAAAGAAATAATTAAAAGAAAGTGAGGTGCAATATGGACAGAGAAAAATCTCCCACCTCATTTATGATCGTATATGATAGTTTTTTTGCAAGAGTAACTGATAATATGTATATGGAATTATCAGAAGAAGATACCATTGAAATGTTGCAAGATTTATTAATAAATGCAATTCCGCGT